TTAGACGACAGATGAACCTCAGTGACTTCTCAATTCACCACTGGATCAAAGAGCACGGGATGAAGACAGAGACCGGTGTTCCTCTTGACTTTGACGACCACCTCTTCATGTATGACATCTACTCGGACTTCTCTCCGAAGATGGTATGCAAGAAGGCAGCCCAGATCACCTTCACCACCATGATGATCTTCAAGCTATTCTATATAGCTCAGAAGAAGAAGATGGATGTCATCTACACTCTCCCAACGGGTAATGACGTGAAGGACGTAGTGGGCGCTAAGATCAACCGAATCATTGACAACAACCCTGTACTACAGGAATACATTGATAGAGACTCTGTTGAACAGAAGCGTGTAGGCAACTCAGTAGTCTACTTCCGTGGAACGATGACGACTCGTGCGGCTCTATCCATTTCGTCAGACTGGAACATCTACGACGAGCTGGACCGCTCAGACATGAACATCGTGGATCAGTACTCCACTCGTCTACAGCACAGCAAGTATCAATGGGAGTCGTATTTCTCCAACCCATCAGTGCCAGGGCATGGAGTGGATAGATACTGGGAGAGATCAGACCAGAAGCATTGGTTTATAAAGTGTGGTGGATGCAAGGAAGAGCAGTACCTAGACTTCCCTGAGTCCATTTGTTTTGAAAGAAAGGTCTATCAGTGCAAGTCTTGCCATAAAGCGCTTACACGTAAAGAGAGGCGCTTAGGAAGGTGGGTGGCTAAGTACAAGGACAAGGAGCTCTCTGGTTATTGGATCAGTCTGCTCATGGCTCCCTGGGTGTCAGCGGCAGAGATCATCGAGAAGTATGAGACCAAGCCACGAGATCAATTTGACAACTTCGTACTAGGGCTAGAGCATCATGGTAGTGGTAACTCTGTCTCAGAAGAGACAATCATGCAGAATGTGACTAGTGAGGTGAACACACAGGAGGGCCGGATAGTCATGGGACTAGATACAGGGCTTACGCTCTGGTACGTCGTTGGTAACAAGGATGGCATCTTCTACCACAACAGCGCAGAGAGCTATGATGAGATAGAATCTCTTTTACGACGCTACCCTAAGATGATTATCGTAGCTGATGCACACGGGGATCTCATCAAGATCAGAGAGCTTCAAGAGAAGTATCAGGGACGCATCTATCTATGCTATTATTCGGTAGACAGTAAGCATCGAGAGCTTATCCGATGGGGTGAGAAGAAGGACCACGGCATTGTCCATGTTGACCGTAACAGGATGATCCAGTTCGTGATTGATGAGTTCACCACCAAGCGTATAGCTCTTAATGGAACATACGATGAGTGGTTCGAGTTTTCACAGCACTACAAGAACCTTTACCGGATGGCTATAGAGAACAAGCGACTAGGGATCATGGAGCGCAGATGGGAGCATAATGGCCCAGATCACTACGCTCACGCTACATCGTATTGGCGCACGGGTATGAACAAGTTTGCAGATGGTGGATTACAGGTTGCAGGGACAGTTCCGATTGATTCGTTCCAGAAGGGAGTAGAGGTTGACTATGACGGCAGTCTCCCACGTGAATATACAAAAGGAATCTTATTACCTGATAAAAACAAACATGATTGGAGAAATGGTTAGGATCGAGATGTCCCCCCGTGATATCGAACGATTCAAGATGTTTCAGCAGTATTACAGCGTGTTTAACACGATTGTGTCTGAGGTTACGATTATGCACGCCGCAGGCAAGAGCGGATCTATCACGCTTCACGTTAACCATGAGGGCATGATAGATGGCATAAAGACTGATAAGTGGGTGTACAGGCGCAAATAGGTGTGCTACAATTTAGTTAATAAAACCCTTTCCATTCGAAGGCGGGTTGCCATTTTGGTGACTCCCCTTTTTATTTTATGAGCATACTTTCAAACGGCTATTACTCCCTACGCGCCCGAATCAACAAGGTCGGGAACGATACAGGTGAGGAAGAACAAGAAGGAGTAGCATCGTCACTCACTCCAGAGCTTGAAGTAGATTTAGACGAAGATGAGTTGATTAAGTTGGCCAACCAATGGAAGAAGAACTGGGATAAGAAGATTGATTCCCTACCTGACCTTCGACGAGAGAACGAACATTACTGGCTAGGCATCCAGAGCGACTATCAAGGTGGTCGGTCCGGTCATGGTCACCACGAGAACAGAGACAATGTTCTCTTTGAGGCTGTAGAGACTTTTATTCCACTGGCTACAAGTGCTAATCCAGAGCCATTAGTGGTAGCAGACAACACAGTAGAAGGCGAAGATCTAGCAGATACAGTGCGAAAGCAGCTCACATACATCGCTGATACCTCCCGATTGAAGCTGGACCTCAAGCGTGCAGTGCGTTTCTGGCTCTTGTACTACGTGGGAGTGGCTAAGATTAGCTGGGATTTCCCTTCAGATGAGATCAAGACAGACGTTATCCGTCCTCAACAGCTCATCCTAGACCCAGAGGCTAGTGTTGAGTCAGCTGAATACACAGGTCAGTACATCGGTCATGTGCGTAAAGACACGGCTGAGACGCTTGTTAAGCGCTTCCCTAAGAAGAAAGAAGAGATCAAGAAACTGGTAAAGGACAAGATGATGACTGAGCTTCGATACACCGAGTGGTGGACTACTGACGTTCTCTTCTGGAAGGTGAACGACATCATCCTAGACATTAAGCGAAACCCTCACTGGAACTACAACTCGACACGAGAAGAGGTAACTACAGATGAGTTCGGTGTAGAGACTACTGAAGAGGTAGAAGAACGTGGCCGCAACCACTTTAGTGAGAGAAAGATGCCATTTGTATTCCTTTCAGTGTTCAACGTAGGCAAGCATCCTTACGACCAGACTTCCCTTGTTGAGCAGGTTATCTCCATCCAAGACTCCATTAACCTCCGACGACGCCAGATTGACGCCAATGCCAGTCAGATGAATACCAGCATCATTGCTGACGCTGATGTGGTTACGAAGGAGCAGTTAGCACAGGCAGCACGAGCTTTGGCCGTTGGTTTGCCTATTCGTGTCTCAGGTGGTGAGCGGTCAGTTGGTCGCAATAATGTCCCACCCCTACCTAGCTTCGTCTTTGATGCCCTTATTGATGACCGAACACAGCTACGGAATATCTTCGGTGTTAGTGGCTCTAGCCCCCAAGGAGTACGTGGAGAGCGCACAGTACGTGGAAAGATCCAGATTCAAGGCCAAGATGCAGACCGTATTGGAAGCGGTATCGGTGAGTATGTTGAAGAGTTTGCAGACGGTATCTACAACTGGTGGGTGCAGATGATGTTCGTCTACTACAACGAGGAGCACCATGCGGCTGTTGTAGGCAAGGACAGCGCTATGGAGTTCACCTCCCTACGCCGTGACGACTTTAATAAGAAACTATTGGTCAGCGTTAAGCCAGGATCTCTTGTGCCAAAGGATGACCTTACGAAACGTAACGAGGCTATTGATCTATGGGCAGCAGGAGCTATCGACCCAGTGACACTGTTTGACAAGATTGGCTACGCAGATCCTAACGACGCGGCTAAGCGGCTATTCCAGTGGCAATCCAACCCAGCGTCCCTATTCCCGCAGGAAGCGCAGCAGGCAGAAGCACAGGCCCCACAGGAAGTTCCAGTAGAGGGAGCATTGCCGCCACTACCTCCTATACAAGAAGCTCTTAACCAACAAATCCAATAGTATGTCAGATTTATTCGAAGCTCAGCAGGAAGCTCTAGCCGCAAGGGTAGAGAAGGTTGCAGAGCGATCAGGAAGCAAGATAGCCAAGCGAGTCGCTAAGAAGGACGACAACGCTAAAGACCGGTCTAAGATTGACCGCCTCATGCACATGCTAGTGGATGAAGGGCTAAACCAGTTCTTTGGTGGAGACGTTAAGTGGCTCCCAATGATAGAAGACCTCGCGAAAGCAATGAAAGAAGTCGAGGCATCACGATCAGAATCCCGCATTGACACCGAAGACGATGACGATGTCGTCACGGTTAAAGAGATCGGAGTTCTACAATAATTATTAGGGTGGGTCTAACTGTTTCTTTCCCAGCTCAGCTAAAAGAAGCCTGAAACAATATGGACGATTTATTCGCCGGTATTCCTAGCGAGGGTGAACCAGTCATCCCAGCAGGACAGGAAGAAGCGCCTGAAACAAATGCTGAAGAAGTGGACGAGTCGCCATCGCAGGAGGGCGATACTCAGCCTGAAGACGAAACTCCCGAAGAGTCGCCCTCTGAGGAAGTGGAAGCTGAAGAGACTGAGTCTAATACTTCTGACGAAGATAAAGACGTCCCACTACATAAGCACCCTAGATTCAAGTCTAAGGTGAAGGAGCTAGACGAAACTCGTGCAGAGCTTGAAGCCCTTAAACGGGATCAATCTCTACAAGACACCGTTAGCAAGCTGTCTGAGAAGGTGGATGGCCTTACGCCCAAACCCAACGAGCCGATCCCAGATTGGTTCAAGCAACTCTATGGTGAGGACCAGGACACCTGGAACCAGTACCAAGAGGAGCAGATAGCTTATGAGGCTGGCATCATCCGAAAGGCTAAAGAGGAAGTCTTAAATGAAATTGAGACCAAATCTAAGTCCAAGGAAGACAACATAGCTAAGGCTAATGAGTGGATTGACAGCGAGTTAGAACAGCTCTCCCTAAATCACGGTTTGGATTTATCGGAAGGTAAGAACGAGCGCAATGAGATTCTCAAGGTTGCCCGTGACTACAATCCGACAGCAGAGGATGGCTCAGTTGACTTCGAAAAGGCGTATGAGCTTTGGAAGGCCCTGAAGCCTAGCGGAGTAGCAGACGCTACTATCGAAGAACGCAAGAAGATTGCGTCGAGCACATCTGCTAGTAAGTCTGGTGATGTAGGAAAATCTAAAATAAAAACGTCCCATGATTTCAAGAATAGAGGTTGGGATCAGATTAGAGCAGACACAACAGGTGGCCGCTTCTAAAGGACGCTTAACTAACTAATACTATGGCACTCGGAAATAGAGTCATTACAACGACACAGGATGAGTACATGCCGAAGCTGGTAGATACGATCTTGAACTCGAACACGTTGTTCACTCGTTGGATCGGGGCGGCAGAACGCTGGAGCGGTTCAACAATGAAGTTCCCGATCAAGGTATCTAAGAACACGAACGGAAGTTCTTTCGCTGGATTCGATGCATTG